TCACATCCTGAAGTTGTTCCGATTCTGTCGCCATGTCAAAGGGCCAGATGCTGGCAAGCCGATTGATCTACAGCCGTTCCAAGTCATGTACTTGGCGGCTATCTACGGGTTCCGCGACAGGCGTGACCACACATACCGCTATGTCACTGATGTCATTTTGTTCGTTCCTCGCAAGTCAGGCAAGACAACCATTGCGTCCATCATTGCGCTGTATGAGTTGCAGTTTGGTGATGCTGGCGCTGAAGTGTTTACTCTGGCTACTAACCGGGATCAGGCGACTATTTGCTTTGATTCGTCCAAAGCAATCGTAGAAAACATGAAGGCTGAGTTGGCCTCCAAGTTCATTGCCTACCGTAGTGAACTGAAAAAGGCTGGCGACTCGACTTCCACTTACCGTGCGCTGTCACGGGAAAACCGTAAAACTGGTGACGGTAAAAACCCGTCTTGCGCCATGATTGACGAGGCGGCTCAGATTACTGAGAGGCAGTCGATTGAGGTGTTGCACTCGGGTATGGGCGCTCGGAAGAACCCGCTGCGGATGTACCTGACAACTGCCAGTTTCACTAAGGAAACCAAGTTCTTTGAAGACCTTTCTCACTTCCGTAACGTGCTGCGTGGCGCTGCTGCTGACAGCTATCGCTGGTTTGGTCTTCTTTACAGTATTGATCCCGGAGATAATTGGGCTGATCCTGCTGTCTGGGGCAAAGCAAATCCCATGCTTGGGGTTTCGGTCACAACACAGCACATCGCGCAGATGGCTGAAGAGGCTTCTGCCAAACCAGCCTCACTAAACGAGTTTCTGTGCAAGCAACTCAATATTTATGTATCGGCCAACAGCGCTTGGGTGGACCGTAGATATTGGGATGAGTCTGTGGCGCCTATGCCAGAGGAAAAGCCTGAATCTACATTTGTTGGTTTTGACTTGGCGCACACTCGAGATTTGAATGCGGTGGTGACTTTGCACCGATACGCCGAAGAAGATTTCTATGCTGAGTTCCAATTCTTTCTACCGGAAGAATCTTTGGACTTTGTGCCAAACCATTACAAGTCCGTTTATATGGAAGCGCACAGGTCAGGCATTTTGCGGCTGACACCCGGCAACGTAACCGACTTGAACGAGATTGAATCTTTCATTAAGCAGCAGTGCGAGAAGCACAACGTCAAAGAAATCGGGTACGACCCTTACAACGCGGCTGCTTTGGTGGCAAACTTGTATGCTGACGGCTTGCCGGTAAAGAAGGTGGGGCAGGGCATGGCCGTATTGTCAAACCCGTCAAAGACCACTGAGCAGTTAATCCTGAAAAAAGCAATTAAGCACGAAGGCAACCCTTTTGTGGGCTGGCAGCTTGGAAACTGCGAGGTTTACATCGATGTCAACGGAAACGTGAAGGTTCGCAAGAACGAAGCAGACCCGTCAGCCAAGGTGGACGGCATTATTGCCATGATTATGGCGTTGCACTGCCATTTGGATAACGTATTTGTCAGCGATTCATTTGGCTTTAGATCAATTGAGTGGTAAAGTGTAGGAAATTGAGGGGAAATCATGGCAATTCTTGACATTTTCAAGCGCAAAAACACTCAGTCTGAAAGCAATACTTTGTTTGGTCAGACGGCCTTGGGTAACAACATTGTTTACCAAGGAAGTGACAAACGCGCTGGTGTTAACACCCAGATTCTCTATGTGACCACTGCCAGCACGACAACCGCCGGTCGCCCGGTGGATATGTCTGTGTTGACCAGAAACAGCACAATCATGTCCTGCGTGGGTGTAAAAGCCCGTGCTTTGGCGCAGTTGCCAATCAAGATTTGCTGCGAAATGGCAGACGGTAAAACCGTTGATGCCGTCAAAGGCGAAGGCGTTGGAACCCGAGATAAAGCCAAAGCCCGTCAAGTTGCCAAGCTGCTCAATAGCCCAAATAACTTCCAGAGTAAATACGAATTCTGGTATCAGTGGCTGATGTGGTACGAGTTGTCTGGCGAAGCCTTTACCTTGTGGTGGAGGAAAGACCAGAACAGTTCTACAGAGACACCTTTGGAAATGTATGTGCTGGATTCAACGCTGATTGCGGTGAACATCACGCCGACACGTTATCCGACCTTCCGTCTGTCTACACCTAGCTATGGTTTCAACAAAGACCATGAGTTTAAGTATTACCAAGTCATGCACAGCAAAGAGATGGCATGGCAAGGCTCGGCTGGTTTCAACAAAGCTATTTTGGCGACAGAGTTGGTTGGTCTTGACCAAGACATTGACCTGTACGCCAACTTTGTCATGCAAAACGGCGCAAAGCCTTCCGGGATGTTTGTGACCGATCAGGTTATTCCTGATGGCAAGTACAAAGAGATTGCAGCCCGTCTGAAAGAGGCGTGGAACAACATGACCGGCAGCAAAGCCAGCGACCCTAGCAAGCCGGGTCAAGGTATGTTGCTGGATCAGGGCATGAAATATCAGCGGGTAGAGATGCTGACGCTGCAAGACACTGATGCGGCTGCCTTAAAGTTGCAGACGATGCGCCGAATCTGTGGTTTGTTCGGTGTGCCGCCTTCTATGATTGGCATTCACGATGGCAAGTTCAACAACAGCCAAACGGCTTTGGATGAGTTTTACAAAACCACCATGTATCCAACAATTGTCAATATTCAGCAGAAACTCACGCAGCATTTGCTGGAAGGTTATCCTTCTTTGTGCGTTGAGTTTGACACCAAGGATTTCCTGAAGGGTGCGCCTTTGGACCAGATGAACTTTGCGACTGCTGGCGTAAAAGGTGGAATAATGACGCCAAACGAGGCCAGAAACTACATGAATCTGCCTTCTGTTGAGGGTGGTGACGAGTTGGTCAAAGAGCCTGATCCCGCCGAACCTGTACCCGGTTCTAGCGCTCAAGATACTGGTGGCGGCGGTGGAAACCAGACCAGCAAAATGAACATTGGCTCAAAGACTTGATTAAAAATGCATACTGATACAAAATATCTGGTAGCATTAGCCAAACAGGTCAAGCGACCTTCAAAACAGTTGCCTGTCTTATTGGGGCAACCCCCTAAAATACAGGACAATAACCAATCCATTGCTTTAGGGGCAATCAATGAAGACATTGAATCTAATCTGCGAAGCCAAGCTGAATCTCAACGAAAAAGCCGACAACGGCGAAGCGTCTGGACTGATTGAGGCTCGCATTACGACTTGGGGTGCGCGTGAAGGCGCTGATGGTCGTAAATTCTTCTACAAGCCAGAAGGCTTTATGCAATGGGCTAAAGAGTTTGCCGCATCAGGTCGGCCACTTCCCATGTACGTCAATCACAACGCTGATGCCATTCCTGTTGGTGAGTGGACCAGCATTGAAATGGATGACGATGGCATGAACGCCTCTGGCCGCCTGTATCTCAACACCACAACTGGTTCTGACTTGTATCAAGTGATGAAAGAATCCCCCAATATGTTTGGCGGGGTTTCTGTTGGCGCTTATGCTGAAGAATATCAGTGGGTTAAGGAAGATGGCAGTGTTTTTCCTGCTGGTTCCGGCGACTATTGGGACGAAGGTTATTTCCAAATCACTAAAGGTGGTTTGCGCGAAACTAGCGTTGTCATGCACCCCAATAACATGAAGGCAGAAATCAAAAAGTTGGAATATTTCCGACCTGATGGCTCTGCTGATTTGAAGGTATTGGAAGAAGCCCTGCGGGATGCAGGTCTGTCCAAGCAGATGTCGGTTGCCGCCGCATCTGTGTTCAAGACGGTGATTGAACAGCGTGATGCTGTTGAAAAGCCTATTGAAAATGCGCCAACTCAGAGTGATTCTGATGCGGAGGCAACCGAAGCTGAAATTCTCGCTGCTCTTGAGCAACGTGAACTTCTCAAACTCCTTGACCAACGTCTTAAAGGTTAAATCATGTCCCAAGTTATCCTCGAAAAATTGGATGCCATCGAAGCTAAACAAGCTGAAGGCATCTCGGCTGTTGAGGCCAAAATCCCCGCCGCTGTTGAAGCTGTTAAAGCTGAAATGGCTGAAATGGTGTCTGCTCTGGAAGCCAAAGTTGCCTCCATTCAGATGCCTGAGTTCATTCGCACTCCTGCCAAAACCATTCGCCAAGACGTGAACCGTTCGGTGAAAGAGCAATTGGCTACTTTCTACAAAGGCAACAACCGCCTTGAGAAAGAACTGCAAATCTTTGCAGACGAAAGCCAAATGGATGCGTACCTGAAAGAAGCCTCTGCCCTGACCGCTGGCGGTGATGGCAAGGGTGGTCGTACTGGCTACGATCCAGTGTTTGCTGCTCTGCGTTTGGCTAACCCCATGCGTGGTCTGTCGCGCACTGTGGCTACCGATGGTTCTAGCTATCAATTCCGTGTCAAGACTGGCAATGCTGGTGCTGCATGGGGTTATGGAATCCAGAACAACGGTGCAACCACTACTGAAGACACCAGCATCTGGCAATTGGTTCTGCAAGACCTGAACGTGCAGTTCCCAATCCGTACTGCTGCTCTGGATGACATTGATGGCTTGGAAGCCAACGTGGTTGACGACATGCTGGCTGAGTTCGCTCAAGCTGAAGCCCTGTCGATGATCCAAAACAACGACCAAGCTGCACAGTCGGGCACTAACCCCTACGGCGGTACAAACGGTCTGCGTGGTCTGGATCAGTACGCTGGTGCTGCTGCTACCTACGCTGGTGGTACTTCTACTGTTGCTGCTTTCGGCACTTCTGGCACTGGCTCTACAAGCGGTCTGCACTCGCTGGCTACTTATGACCAGATCACTTCTAACGTCAACACTGTTGGTGCTAACGCCATCCAGTACAAAGACGTCATCAACTTCATGTACGCTTTGCCACAGCAATACTGGACATCGAACGCCAAGTTCATGGTCAGCCCTATCTTGGCTCAAGCTATCCGTGGTCTGCAAGACACCAATGGCCGTCCGATCTTCAACTCTATGGAGTCGTTGAACCCTGATGGCATCATTGGTCAAATGCTCGGCTTTGATGTGGTGATGAACAAGTATCTGGACAACCCAAGCCAAGGCACAACTGGTTCGGCTGGCACAACTAGCCTGTACCCAATGTACTTTGGTGACTGGAGCCGTTGCCACACCATCATTGACCGTTTGAACATGGTCATGCGCCGCTACGACCAGACATTGCCCGGTTACATCACCTTCTTTGGTGAGAAGCGTCTGGCAACTTCTGTGCGTGATCCTAACGCGATGGTGCGTTATCGCTCGACAGGTACAGCTACCTGATAAATCGGAGGGGCGTAACTGCCCCTCCTTTTTGAGCCAATAATTTAGGAACTGATATGACCATTACCGAACGCATCCTGTCTGGAATTAAGCAAACTTTGGAAACTGGCGATCAAGTCAAAATCGACTTGCGCGAGGCATCTGCTATCACTGGTTCAGGATTGAATGTCGGTGGTCGCACTCACTTTGACGAAGCGTTTGCAGCCCTGCGCTATGCAAACCCATTTCGTCAAGGCGCACGGAACATCAAAGTTCCCGGAAATTCCGCTGTTCAGTTTGTTGCCAAGACTGGTAACGCTGCTGACAGCACAAACCCTTGGGGCTACACAGTCAGCCCCAACAGTGGTTCTCCCAACATCAATACAAGCATCTGGCAATTGCCAACTCGCGTAATTTCTGCACAACTGCCTGTTCGTTCGGCTGTGTTGTCGGATGTGAACGGTTTGCAAAACGAGTTGGTTGAAGACCTGATGATGGAATTTGCTCAGTTGGAAGGCGCATCATGCGGCCTGAATAATGACCAAGCAGGTTCTACCACTACATCAACCGGTGGCACTGATGGTCTGCGTGGCTTGAACAGCTACCCCGGCGCTGCTGGCGCTGCTGCTGCATTCGGTTCAAGCGGTACAGCCATCACAAACGGCTTGCACACAATCCGTACTGTCGGCTACAACAACACTGGCGGTCTTGAAGCTGAGACTTTGGCAGCAATGGCCAATGCTTTGCCAGCACAATACTGGTCTTTGCCCGGTACTGCTTGGATGATGCACCCAACTGCCATTCAGACTTTGCGTAACTATGCTCATGGCGGTGCTGGTTATTCTTTTGTTGAAACAGGTTCTGCCGAAGCAGGTTCGTTGCTGCATGTGTATGGATTCCCTGTGATTCCAAACCCATATTTGGACGCTACAGGCACAGTCGGCTGCAAGTCAATGTATCTTGCCAACTGGCCTCGTTTTATGACGATTGCCGATGTGGAAGAAATGACTGTCCAAGCAATGGAGCAAACAACTCCCGGCTTTGTAAACTTGTATGCTGAAAAACGTATGGTTAGCACCGTGCGTGATGTGTTTGCTGGTGTTCGTTCAATTGAGACTTAAACATGAGCGTTGACAACTATCAATACGCTGCGCCTTTTGGCGCTCAGACGCGCAATCCGTTTAACTACGCAAAGGTTGAACAGATTGGGCGTGATAGTGTCACTGCGTGGTTGACTCTTGAGGAAATCACGAATCAACTCAACTTGTTTGATGACGAAAGCCAAGACGGGTATTTGCTTGGCCTTGAAGTAGCCACCAGACAAGCAATTGAAGACTACTTGGGGATGTCTATCCTTCCGGTAAGTTATCGCGTCTGGTACGGTTCTGAGAGCCTTGTAGCATCGCCAATTAGTCTTGATTTGCCTGAAGTTAGCCAAAACTTTTACGCCAATCAAGCTGGTGTCAGTATTGATTCAGTCGGATACTGGAACGATGCTTTCCCTCCTGTGTTCACAACTCTTGCAAGTTCCAGCTACTACTACGATGCCTCGGGCAACAAAGTAATTGTGAATAACTTGCCAACAGATGTGAATTCGGTGATGACTGCGCCAATCATTGTGCAATATACAACTGTTGCCAACCCTTTGGCCGCTTACCCTGTCATTAAGCAAGCAGGGTTGTTGTTGCTCACGCATTTGTATAACAACCGTGCAAATGCAACAGAGACAAAGCTAAAAGACATTCCGTTTGGTGTAACAACCTTGCTGCGGTCTTACAAACCTCTGGTGATGTGAAATGGCAATTGCTCGTTTTGAGAACATCAACATCAACAACCTGACTTTCACCAAGTCGGATTTTGGTGAGTCTGCGACTGTTCAGGCATTGTGGTTTGCGACACGGGCAAGAGTTGCGGCAGTTTCAAACAGTCTGAAGATTGCTGATAAGTATCGGCTGTATCAAGACATGACCAACTTCACGTTGAATTACACGCCAAACATGAAGACAATTGTTGATAACCAGCATTTGTACTCAATCACATGGCGTGGTAAAGATTGGCGTATTGACAGCGCAAGGGAATCTGATGATCGTATGAACGTCATTTTCTTGTGCTACCGTTCTGATCCAGTTACGGCGGTGTAATGGCAACTCAACTCAATCCTGTTGTTTACGGTAAAGCCATTCAGTACCAACTGGCAAACATAGTCACGCCTGTGCCTGTGTATGCGGCTTTTAACCGTAATTTTGCCACTCAGCCTAAGTTCATTACTTGGATGCTGCGTAATGTGCATCAGCCTGTATATACGGGGCCACAGCAAAGCAACAAAGGCATTGACCGACCTGTATTTCAGATTTCTATTTTCACTCAACAGATTGAAGATGGTTTTACAATCTCAAATCAGATTCTGCAAGCCTTACATGGGTATAGTGGAATTTTGGGCAGTCCAGCAGAAGGCTTTTACATTTCTAAAGCTGATGTCATGTGGCTGTATAACAGTTACAACGATGAGGAAAAAATGGCGCAAATCTTCTTAGACTGCACCATTGACATTCCAGCGTAATACAAGACAATTGTTCAACTTTTGAAGGATACTCAAAATGGCTTTACCAAACAAAGTTCTCCCCGGTTTTAGCGCCGTTCTTTACGCACAACCGACTTCTACGCCAACTCCTTTGACTACTGCACAGTTGTCCTTGGTTGCCAGCGTTTCTCCCATTGCTGTTAGCGGCAACATTATTCCTGTCGAGGCAATTCCTGCTTTCGGTCAAGACGATGCTGTTGCTAGTTTCGGTGTTGCCGGGTCGCGTCAGTCTGACAAGATTCCTGTGCAAGCTGCTCCTACCAGCATGACAATCACTGCTGCTTGGAACCCTGCCGACACCAACTTGCTGTTGATGCGCGCAGACGCCTATTCTGGCGTGATTGACCGCACTTTCGTGATTTCGGCCACCGATGGTACAGGCATCGTTTATTACGCCTTTAACGGTCGCGTAGGCCAGTTCCAGATTGATTCTGCTCCCGGTGCAGAAGCCAAGGCTACATTTACCATCCATCCCCGTGGCAACCAGTACGGTTGGTCCAACAACGCATAAGGAGTCATCATGGCTATCCCTGCAAAAGTTCTTCCCGGTTTTAGCGCATCGCTTTGGATGCAAGCGGCTGCAACTCCAACTCCTTTGAGCACGGCCAACTTGTCTGTATGGACTGCTCAAGTAGCTGCGATTGTTGGTACTGTAGCCAACGGCACAGGCGCTAACGGCGTTGCTGTTCCTGTTGAAGCAATCCCTGCATTTGGCATGGATGATGCGGTGGCAAGTTTCGGTGTGGCTGGTTCTCGTCAAAGCGACAAGATTCCTGTTCAGGCCGCGCCTACAAGCATGACCATTACGGCTGCTTGGAACCCTGCTGACACAGCTTTGCTTCAGATTCGTTCTGACGCTTACTCTGGTGTTGTGGACCGCACTTTCGTGGTTGCAGCAGTTGAGGGCGTAAACACTGTCGCTTATGCTTTCAATGGTCGCGTTGGTCAATTCCAAATTGACTCTGCACCGGGCGCTGAAGCCAAATGCACTTTCACTGTTCATCCACGGGGCAACCAGTACGGCTGGTCGAACAACACATGAGCGTGAATGACGCAATTAAAGCAATTGTGACCAGCTACGGCGACATTGAAGTTGTTGCCCGTAGCTTGGTGGTGGACGCTGGTGAGCTTGCAAAAGCCACTGCCAAACCAGACACAGCAGAAGCCATTGCTTTGGCCTTGTTAAAAAAATATAACGTGACTGCTCCTGTGGTCGTTATTGAAGAAGTTGCACCAGACACAACAGAGTAAAACACATGATAGTAAAAGACAGCAATGACCTTCTAAACTTTCTTGTAGCCCAATCCGATTCTTCCAAGAATTGGTTTGGGTTTCAACAACAGAGAATTACAGCGATTGCGCTTGCACATGACATTGCAAGGTATCATGCTGATAAGATGACTCCAGATGAAGTGGTGGATTACGCCATGAGTCTGAATGAGTCGATTTACCACAAGATTATCAAAACGACACGATAAGGAAATTACATGTCACGAATTTCATCTGCTTTTGGTGACAGCTACCAAAAAGCATCTGCACATCTGCGTACCAAGAATTTTGAGCTTGGTGGGCATCTCTTTAAAGTTCGCATCCCTTTGACCAAAGAGATGGAGCAACTAGAAGAGCGAATTACAAAAATTGACGAATCCGATTTAAATGAACGATATAAAAAGATGTCGGGCAGTTTTCGGGATGGCACGGTCATTGAAGGCGTAGAAGTCACTGAAGACGATGTAATCGTTGAAGGCAGATCAACCAAAGGATTGGCTCGTTCTGTCATGCTGATGGAGCAGAGGATTGTTGAATACATCAAGCTGCTTGTGCCTGAAGTTGGCGATTGGGACGGCTTGACATATGCTGAAGTCGAGGCCGAGTGGCCCATGACCGTTCAGCTTGAAATAATTGCCAAAATTACCGAGTGCATCCAGCCGGGATATAAGGACGCACGAAAAAACTAATTCAGGACGCTCACTCGCAAGCTAGGGCGTATATTTATGCCCACGGTGGGTGTCCTGATGATGTTCCGGTGGATGATTTAAGAAACATTGAGATTATGTTGTCGGATGGGATGATTGGAAATAAGGCGCTGCTGCTGGCGTTAAGTTCCTTGACCACTGGCAACTTAAACTCGAAAATGCAGAAAACAGCAAAGCCATTCCGAATGCAGGATGTCTTGCCGTCAACGCATGAATACATCATTCCACCTTTGACCGAGAAACAGCAGCAAGAGCAAGTTAATCAGCAACTGCTGAACTTTATTGCAACTAGACCCGGTTCGGAGGCATTCTTGAAAGTGTGAAATGGCCTATACCCCGCAAAGCAAATCTTTTGAGCTTGAAGGATTTGCCGAATTTGAACAGCAGTTGCGAGAAATGGCTGAAGGATTCCGGGGTGATTTGGTCGCAAGAAACACGCTTGTTCCATCTGCCAAAGCAGCAATGGAGGTTGTTTTAGATGCAGCAAAAGTAAGAGCGCCAGTTGGCGACAAGCCACGGGATGCAAAAAATCCAATTCACATGCGCGACACTATTCGTCTGGATGCCAGAATTCCAAGTGGCAAAGACAGAATGAGCGAATACGTTAATGACTCCGATGCGGCAATTGCGGTTGTGTCGGTTAAGAAAAGCGCGGTATCACTAGCAAACGAGTTTGGCACATCTAAGATGGGGGCAAACCCATTTTTGCGTCCTGCATTGCAAGAAAATGCTGATGCTGTCCTGACTGAACTAAAATCACAATTGGCGGTCAGAATCCCTGATTACGCCAAGAAACTGGCGCGAAGGAAAAGATAATGGCTTCACAAAATATTGCCCGACTTGGCGTTGTCCTTGGCTTGGACACGGCTGAATTTACGGCGTCCATTGACAAAGCTATTGCCGAAAACGTCAAGCTCAAAAATGCTATTCGCCGCGAAACTGATGCGGCTGCAAAAGAAATTGTCGCCCTTAAATATGCAACTGATGACTATGGCAAGGTTGTGTCTCGGGTCACAATGGTTGAGCGCGAGATGGCCGCTGGCCGCTTTAAAAACGCCACTACTGATGTAAAGAAGCAATTGCTTGAACAAGCGGCTGCATACGACAAAATCGCAAACGCTGCAAAGAATGCAACCAATGCTCAGTTCAAGATGAACGAGCAGCAGAAGATTCAGTTGACCTATCAAACAACTGACTTGGTGACGCAGATCGCTTCAGGCCAAAGCCCATTTATTGCCATCTTGCAGCAGGGTGGTCAACTTAAAGACGTTATGGGTGGCGTTGGCAATGCGCTTAAAGCCGTTGGCTCTTTGTTTACCCCGACCACGGTTGGATTTGGTGTTCTTGCAATTGCTATTGGTGCAACTGCAAAGGCTGCATATGATGCAGCCACTGAGTTGGAGCAGTTGAACGATGCGTTGACTTTGACTGGCAACTATTCCAAAGTAACTGAAGAGTCTTTCCAGAAGCTGGCAAGCACTTTAAGCGGTAACACCAAAGCAAGTCTTGGTTCAACCAAAGAAGCGTTGATGGCCGTGATTTCGTCTGGACAGTTTACTGGCGAATCAATTAACGCAGTAACTCAAGCAATCATCACCTACTCGCAGATTGCCGGTGTGTCTGCAACTGAGGCTGCTCAGAAACTTAAAGGCGGTTTGAGTGGCACAGCCGAAGGCGCAAAGTCTCTGAACAAAGAGATGAATTTCCTTACGCTAGAGCAGTACAAACAAATTGAGGCTTTGGAAAAGGCAAACAAAAAGCAAGAAGCCGCACAAGTTGTGGCTGTTGCTTTGAACACAAAACTGGAGCAGCAACGCCGCGAGCTTGGTCTGCTTGAGGGCGCGTGGAAGTCTGTGACAACTGCCATGAGCAACTATTGGGATCAATTTAAACAGTTTCTTACTGGCCCCAATCAATCGCAAACCCTTGAGGCGCTTGATAAGCAAATTACAGACATTAAGCAAAAACTTTCTGGCACAGCGGAAGATGAAGACACAGCGTATGCCAGAGGCTGGCGTAAGGTTCTTGCGTCATTGCAAGCCAGCAAAGATAACTTGCAAGAAATTCAACGTCTTCAGGGCCGTTCTGCATCGTCTAAAGATGTTGGTGATGCAAAAAGCAAAATTGACGAGTACGACAAATATAAAGGGATGCTGAAGAGCAAAGCCTTAGAAGTTGCCAAAGCAGAGTCTGATGCAAGGTTTGCTGTTGCCAGAGAAGGTTTGAACGAAATTCAAATTTTGGAAATTGAAGCGGCCAAAAAACTTGAAGATGCTCGCAGAGAGATGGCTGAAAAAAATCAGCAGGAAGATGGCCGAGCCACAGCGCAAAACCTTGAGATATACAAAAACAAAGCAATTGTTATTGCAGCCGAAGCAGCCGAAAAGATTAGACAAATCCGCACAAAGACAAACCTTGCTGAGTACGAAGAGGCTGTGCGTACTGAAAAAGAAATCTCTGATGCGGTTGTTGCAGAAGACAATCGCCGCGCAGCAATGAGAACAGACGCACAAGGAACGACTCGTTCTCTTGAAATTGATAAAGAGCGTCTTGAATTGAAGTATCGGTTGGTTTATGCAACTGAGAAAGAGCAAAAGCTGGCTATGATTTCTTTGGAGTACGCACGAAAGCGCAAAGAAATTGAAGGCAGTCCAGAAGTAGACTTCTTGACAAAGCAACTTGACCGACAAGAGGCTCTTGAAAAGCTGAATGTCACCATTCAAGAATCTATGCAAAAGACTCAGCAGATTTTTGATACTGTTTGGGGCAACATGGGTTCGGCCATTGACAACTTTGTCAAGACGGGCAAATTCAACATGAAGGATTTTGCTCGTAGCGTCATACAAGACTTGATTGCAATCCAGATGAAGGCTGCTGCAATGAAGTTTCTTGGGGCTGCGTTTGGTGCTTTCACTGGTGGTGGATTCGGAACAGGGAATGCTTTTGGTAATCAAGACCTTGGCGGCTTTCTTGCTGAAGGTGGACCGGCTAATGCTAATACTCCCTACGTTGTTGGAGAACGTGGACCCGAGTTGTTTATTCCAAGATCATCTGGAACGGTTATTCCAAACAATCAGATAAGCAACATTGGAAGCACCACCAACGTCACAAACAACTACATCAATGCCATTGATACCAAATCGTTTGAAGACAGGCTTCTAGGCAGTTCTAATGCGATCTGGGCGGCCAATGCTTATGCCAACAAGAACCTTGCTACAAGTTTCGGGAGAACCTAATGTCTTTTCAAACGATTTTTGAAATTCAGCAGTCTATGACGGTGAACAACCGCAGGACTGTTGGTCAACAATACAGTCGGTCTGGGCAAGTTCGTGTGGCGCAATACCTGACAACAGTTCCTTGGGTGTTTACGGTTTCGCCTCACAGTTATCTTGCTTACGCAACCTCACGCACAATCATCCAAACGATTGACAACCTTGACCGTCAGTTGCCAGAGACTATTACGTTTAACAGCGCAAACTTGTCTTGGTTTACGTCATACCAAGGTGGCGCAGTAACCACTCCAACCACTGTGACGCTAGGGGCTACTCCTGCCGCTAACTCGCAAACGCTGTCGCTTGCCAACCTGCCTTCATCTACTGGCCCTATTTTTAAGGCTGGTGATTTTATTATGATTGGCGGCTACAGCTACAAGATAACTGAAGATGTGCCGTATACGGGGGCAACAGCCACCGTGTCAATTCACAGGCCAGTTATTGGATCGCCTGTATCTGGTGCTGCTGTGGCTTGCGGCAACAATTGCACTTTTAATGTCTTGGCAGAAAAGTGTCCAACCTATACACTAATGCCAGCCCCCGGAAGTGCTTTTGTGCAATGGGATGATGCGTTTGTATTTAGAGAGAACATTACAGCATGACCACAATAATGACTGCTCTGGATAGTTCATCTATCCGACAAGCTGAATTCATCAGATTGACGATGCCGTCAAACACTTACACGTTTTGTAATGCGGCGGCTCCTATTACTGTAAACAGCATCACATTTACAAACCTTGGCAGTTTGCTCCAGTTGAGCGACATTAAGCGCGATGTAAAAGCCAACAGTTCCGATCTGTCTATTTCTCTGACAGGCGTTGATGGCACAAACATCGCCATTGTGCTTGGCTCCCAAATTAAAGGCTCTCAAATTGAAGTGTGGCGTGGGTTTTTGGACTCAAACAATCAGATCATTACTTCACCTACTCAGCAGTTCTTTAAACGCTATCAAGGCATTGTGTCTAACTTTTCAATTACAGAAGATTGGAATGAACAAGCCAGAACTCGCGTGGCAACTGTTGGGTTGTCTTGCGCTTCTTTCAGGACAATCCTTGAGAATCGTGTTGGCGGTGTTAGGACCACTCCAAAGATTTGGCAAGTTTATTATCCCGGCGACACCAGCATGAACCGTGTTCCATCAATTGCTGGCTCTTACTTTGATTTTGGTGGTCAGCCAACTTCAACAGGAAGCCAAGCAGCATCCAACGCACCCTCACAAAGAATATTTGGGCGATGATAAGAAAAGCGACAAGATACGACATTCCTCGGCTGCTTGAAATTGTTGAGGCATATGCCTTTGAGAATCCAATTACAGCCTTGGGCAAGCAGATAAACCATGACCCCAAGTATGTTGAGAGCTTGTTGTTTGGCATCATCATGGGGCGCGGGTTTGTTTACATTGACAACCATATGCGTGGCGCAATCATTGGCATAAAAAACCCAAACATCTGGTGTCCAAAGGTGAGAGAATTGAATGAGTTGCTTTGGTGGGTTGAGCCTGAGTACAGAAACGGAACAATCGGTGGCCGTCTGTGGAAAGCGTTTGACCAAGAAGCCACTGAAATGCTGGAGCGTGGCGACATACACTTTTCGGTAACTTCAGTGTCGGCATCTGGCCCGTTGATTGATTACACCAAGCGTGGCTACAAAGCTGTTGGTGCAAGTTTTGTGAAGGAATAGAAATGGTCGGGTCACTTATTGTTGCTTATGTAACGGGAACAGCAGTTGCTGGTTTTACGTTTGCAATGACGGCTTCTGCGTTTGCAATTAACTTTGCTGTTTCAACTTTAATCTCACGGTCTTTTGCGCCTGACAGCAGTTCTAATCAAGCAATTGATAACGGCGTTCGCCAACAAGTTCCTCCTTCATCTACAAACAGCATTCCTGTAATTTATGGCGATGCGTATTGCGGTGGTCGCTTTATTGATGCTGTACTGAGTACTGATGCCAAAACCATGTATTACGTCATGGTTGTCTCGCACATAAGCCCCAATGGACAGTTTAGCTTTGACACAAGCAATATGTATTGGGGTGATCGCAAGATTACTTTTGATGGCACTGACCAGACTAAGGTTGTAAGCCTGACTGATGGCGCTGGCAACGTAGATGGGAAAGTCAGCGGCAATTTGTATATTGCTTTGTACAAATCAACAGACGGTGGTGTTATCACATCCACAAACGGGGCTTCTTTGCCATCCACGTTTATGGGTGGAAGTGACATTCCTGTTGAAACTCGTTGGGCATCTTCTGGCCGTCAAATGAATGGCTTGGCTTTTGCTATTGTCAAACTTAACTACAACCGCGATGCCGAAACAACTGGCATGCAGACGTTGACATTTAAAGCAAGTCAATATTTGAACGGCACTGGTGCAGCAAAGCCCGGTGATGTTTGGTATGACTACATGACCAACGAGTTGTATGGCGCAGCAATGTCGACAAACATTGTTAACGCATCTTCTGCAACGGCGTTGAATTCATACTCCGATGGCTTAATCCCCTACACAGAAGGCGGTAGTTCATATACGCAAGCCCGGTATCGCATTAACGGTGTTGTTGATACGGGGCAAAGTTGCTTGACCAACATCAATGCAATTATGGTTGCGTGTGATTCTTGGAACCAATACAACGCAGCATTAGGGCAGTGGAGCGTTGTCATCAACAAAGCAGAAACAACTGGCTACGCTTTCAACGACAGCAACATTGTTGGCGAAATTCGCGTCAGTGCTTTTGACATCACCAGCAGCGTTAATCAAATTGAAGCAGAATTTCCAAGTAAGCAGAACCGCGATCAGTCAGACTTTGTTTACTACGAGACTCCTGCTATTCTGCTGTATCCAAATGAACCAGTTAACAAGCAATCCATCCAGTTGTCGATGGTCAACGATTCTGTTCAGGCTCAATACTTGGCATCTCGCATTCTTGAGCAAGCGCGGGAAGATTTGATTGTCAGCATTAGCACCGTTTACACAGGCATTCAGGTGGACGCTGGTGATGTGATTTCTATTACCAATTCTTCATACGGCTGGACAGCTAAGTTGTTCCGAGTAATGAAAGTTGCAGAAATTTCTTTGCCTGATGGCAACCTTGGCGCATCATTTGAGTTGAACGAATACAACGCGCAAGTCTACGATGACAGAGATATAACCAAATACACTGCTGCCGCAAACACAGACCTTCCAGACCCTGCATTTTTTGGTACGCTGCCAGCCCCAACAATTGCTTCTCAGTATCCATCGGCTGCTTTGCCAAGTTTTAATGTGCAACCGTACATGGGCACTGCTGGCTTTGTGACTTATGCCGAGGTCTGGTACTCAGCATTTAGCAGCCCAACGGCATCTCAAATTTATCTTGGCGGCACAACAAGCATTCCAAGCAATGGTGTGCCTTATGTTGTTGGACAGACTTTGCCAACTGTTGAATTGCAAATCCCTGCTGGCAATTGGTACTTGTTTTATAGGCTAGTCAATCCAGCGGCTGTGAGTCAATACTCTCCAGCTTCTGCTGTGTTTGACTGGAGGCCAACAACTTTCCAGTATGTTGAACGATGGATTGCAGTGGCCTATGCTGACAACGCTACGGGCACATCTGGCTTTAGCCTTAATCCTCGTGGAAAGACTTACTACGGCTTGTTTAACAACACAACAGCCAACGGAAGCGCAAACCCTGCTGACTACACATGGTATGCGGCCAGCTTTGGGACGTTGGATTACTTGTTGATTGCCAATCGTTCTAATCGCAAATTTAGTTTTGCAGTGGGCAATGCTGGCTTTATAAATTTTGGCGGCACTTTTGTTCCGTCAGAAACATCTATATATGACTCATCTGTTTGGAGTGCATTGGAAGATGGGCAGAACTATATTGACCTTGATGAGCGCACTGGGCAGTTAACTAAAGCAGGCACTACTGCAATTAGTTCTGCTGATGGTTTGTTGAATGTGACAAACAACACTGGCGGCTCAATGGTTGTGTCGTTAGAAAAGTTCCTTAACTTTGGGTCTGGCGTTTATTCAAAGTCGTTTAATGCTGCCACGTTGACCGTAGACGTTTATGGTCGGGTAGTTGGCTTTACTGAATCAGATGAATTCTTTTATTCGGAAACTGTTTTCAGTGCAACAAGCGGTCAGACATCATTTTCTGTGACACACGTTGTAGGCAATATTCTTGTTTTTCGTGATGGCGTTTTGTTGGATACATCGGAATACACCGAGACAACAACCACTGTTGTCATGGGAACTGCTTGCGCTACTGGTGAAATTGTTGTTGTCATTAATATGAGAGCAGTTAGCACAAATCAATATTACGAGGTTCTTGGCACAACAATTACATCAAGCGGGACAAGCACAATTGTATTTGGCGACCCAACAGATCAAATTATTGAGGTCGGTGATTTGCTTTGTTTTGCGGCAACTCAACCAGCTTCTGCCGATACGCCAACAACATTCACTGTCCAATCTGTGAATTTGTCTACAAATACCATCACATTCACAACAAGTATTTCTGGCGCTACGGCTGGATTTGGCGTGTTTAGAAAGCGTGCGGCTGGTGCAGCATACCGTCCGTTTAGCCGATACACGTTTGATCTAACCAACGTATCAACTTATACGCCAACAGACTTCACCATTCGTAATGGTTTTGAATCAGTCTATGTCAACGGCTCTCAGTTTAATGAAGTTGATTACGACTTGTCTGGAGATGCAATTACAGGATTCCCAGCTAACGTAACTGGCAAAATGACCATCATCATGTATGCTGAAAATAACCTTGGCATTCCAGCATCTAACGTGACAAACACTGTTGCGTATTCAGTTAATGGCGCTTTGACATACATTTTTGCCAGCAACCCGTTGGCAATGGAAATTTATGCAAATGGCGTTTTGTTGACCAAAGGTTCCGGATATGACTACACCGCAAGTAGTTCAAACTATAATTTGACAACAGCGTTTGACAATAATTTCACATTGCTTAACCAGCAAACATTTGCCAGAATTGGCGCTGCATAAGGATATAACATGACTCAAGCATTTAACCTTTCGCAACTTGCAAACAACCTGAACACTTCAGGCCAACTAGATGCGACTGACGGGTTGGTAAACGCTGTGCCTGTGACGAACGGTGGCACAGGAGCATCTACCGCAACAGCAGCAAGAACAAACCTTGGTGTTGCTATCGGTACTGATGTTCCTAGCCCAACGGGTACGGGCGCTTCTGGCACTTGGCCTATTGCAATCTCTGGCAATGCTGCAACAGCTACCAATGCAACCACAGTTACAAACGGTGTGTACACAACGGGTAATCAAACAATTGGCGGCACAAAGACTTTTACCAATGGCATAACTTTTAGCGATGCCACCACGCAAACTACGGCAGCCGTAGCCCCTACAACTGCAACAGTTTTGGCCGCAACAGCAGGTGCTTCTTTTGGCGCTGTGGGAACATACGCGTTAGCGAGCAGGGCCGGTCTTACTGGGGGTGACGTTTCAGCAGGTAACACCCTTGCTGGCAGCGCTCTCCGTCGTCAGTCTGCTATGGTCGGGATTATCAATGTAGCCAACACTATGCCATACGGCGCTGCCTTGTCGGGGACTTGGAGAGCCATGACGGACTACACATACAACAATGGCGACTTGGTAGGCATTGCCTTGTGGCTGCGTATTTCATAAGGAGTAATCATGCAAGCACATCTAACATCACTGTCTAACCCTCGTTGGTCAAACGCAGAGCACACAACCATTGACTGCGAAATCACGACCAGTCAATTTGGAATTGAAATTTTGCCGTTTACAGCAAGCCAGAACGACTCAGAAGCACATGGCCGCGCCATTTTTGCTGACATTGTTTCTGGCACATACGGTTCAATTGCGGAGTACGTTGCACCGTCAGAGCAAGTACAGCCCGTTATAGACGGAGCGCAGACACTGTGACCCCCGCAACCCTTCGGTTCACTGTCACTTAAGACGGCGCAACGCTGAATGTTTACCATGCAGCGATAGGCGAGGGTTTGCCTAAACACAGCCACACGTTTTCGCACCTGACAATGTGTCACGCTGGCTCCGTAAGAGTCAGCAATGAGCGCCGCAGTTTGGTGATGACCAAAGACACGCAGCCCGTAAACCTTGTCGCAAATGAGTGGCACGAGATTGAAGCGCTGGAAGACAACACTGTTTTTGTAAACGTCTTTGCAGAAAGAAAATTCTGAGATAATATTCCATATACAAGACAGCATCCGTAGCCCTGTGAGTACATAGGGAGCGTCACCACCTGAGAACAGGGAACTGTTATGGCTATCTTCAACAAAAACACTCTGGCGCAGGTCAGCGGCTTTGACAATCCAATCCTTGCTGGCGAACTGGTATACAACCAGAACACCTTTTGGAACTTGTCTTTTACAAACTCAAACTCTGGTTTGCCGCTAGATTTGACGGGCGCAACAATCACAGCGCAAATTGTTCGGCGTAGCGTTACAAACATTCAAGACACTCGCAACGGTCTGACGTTTGACATCGCAGATTACACGCCAACACCAACTCCAATTTCACTGACGATCAGCAATCGCGTTGATGCCGCTGGCACTTGCACATTGGTGATTGATTCAACTGCATGGGGCTTGATGACTACTGACCCGCAGTTGGACATTAACGCTCAAAGCTGCGTTGGTTACTCTGGTCGCGTTAAGGTGTCATTCCCTGCGGCTGGCACAACTCCAGCAGATGACAGCATTATCTTTTTGCTGTTCCTTGTTCGCTCTGATGGCATCGTGGTTGTATGAGCAAGGGCGTGATTGTCTCCCCGGCAAACAGGGGCGTCCAAGTCGTTGTCACGGACGAGCAAAATGTGCAACTGTTGGTTGATGGCAATCGCAATGTAAATTTAGAAGTAGTTCCACAAGGTCGTACAGAGGTCATTGTTGATAAAGGTGTTAGTGGCCCTACTGGACCTACGGGGGCTGCATCTACTGTTCAAGGTCCAACAGGAGCAACCGGACCTACGGGTCCAACGGGCGCGGATTCAACAGTTCCCGGACCTACTGGACCACAAGGCAATACTGGACCCACAGGACCAACTGGCGCTACAGGCGCAAACTCAACAGTTCCGGGTCCAACGGGGCCAACAGGCGCTACAGGTCTAACTGGACCCACTGGTCCTACGGGAGCAGCATCTACCGTTGCTGGACCAACTGGCCCAACTGGAGCCACAGGACCAACCGGAGCAGCTTCTACTGTTGCGGGTCCGACCGGACCAACTGGACCTACTGGAGACATAGGCTTAACAGGTGCAACAGGCCCAACGGGGCCAACAGGCGCTACTGGTTTAACCGGACCTACTGGACCGACAGGCGCTGATTCAACCGTTGCTGGCCCCACTGGTCCAACAGGAGCCACAGGTTTGACAGGGCCAACAGGCCCAACCGGAGCCACGGGTGTATCTGGCCCAACAGGACCGACAGGTGATACAGGTTTAACTGGACCTACCGGACCGACAGGAGATATAGGGCCGACCGGACCCACAGGCCCAAGCATTACGGTTCAGGATGAAGGCTCAACACTGACAACAGCGTTGACCAGCTTGAACTTTACTGGTGATGGTGTTACCGCGACAAATTCGGGAGGCGCTGTTACAGTTGCTGTTACTGGCGGTGGTGGTGGTGACTCATCGCCTATTCCCAAATTACAATCTTGGTCAATTGGAGCAATGTAAATGGCACAGAACACAAACCCTATTTTCCCCTTAGTTCCTGAAGTATTGTGGGTAAGCGGAACAGCCGCGACCGCAGGTACTCCCGGTCGAGATGCAAACACAACCACTGACCTGACAACAGGCACAAACTACGGCCCGATCTTTACGGCTGATGCCACTGATGGCTCACGGCTTGACTTCATAAAAGTCAGGGCGCTTGGCACTAACGTGGCAACTGTAATCCGAATCTGGATCAACAACGGCGCAGCCACAACTACAGCAGCCAACAACACGCTGTATCTTGAGCGAACACTGTCGGCGACTACTGTATCGCAAACAGCAGAACAGCCTGACATCATCTTGCCTTTGAACATTAGTTTGGCAGCAGGTTATCGTGTGTATGCCACATTCGGCACAGCAGTAGCGGCAGGATTCCACCTGACTGCTATTGGTGGGGACTACTGATGTTTACGAGCTTTTCATCCGAAAACACACCTGCAATTCAGGTGCGGGATTTCTTTAGGGCATTTGCAAGTACATCTGCTGTTCGTTCAGTATCTTTGCCAGATGATTGCGCTCCTATTCAAGTATTTCGTACTGGCGCAAGCACTACCACAATTAGATTGTATTTGCCAACAGCACCTATTGAAGGAAAGCAAATAACCATTGTTAATCAGCAATATAGTGGAAACCCGCAAAAAATTGATATTTATTCATCTGATACAAGCGGGGATGGGACAACTCAACCTTTAATGACATTAGGCCAAGCAGAATCAATAATTCTTGTTTATTCAAAACAAAATATTTCTTTTGGAACTGCAAGCGGTTCGCTTGCTACTGGTTGGATTTCATTAAATAAGGGATCGCTTTCTGCGGTCAATAATTATTCTGTTGTCGTAGGTGGCAACAATAACGCTGCTCAAGGAATAAGTAATTTTATTGGTGGTGGTGTAACTAACTCAGCAAGTAGTTTTTATTCTGCTATTGTTGGAGGTCAAAATAACACAGCAAGCGGCTTTAATTCTGGTGTCTTTGCTGGTTCAAGCAACACAACAAGTGATTCAAATACTGTTGTTGTTGGCGGCTCAAACAATCTAGCAAATTCTGAAAGAAGTGTGGTTATTGGTGGTGCTTATGGCATAACAAGGGCTATTATTGGAAATTTTGTTGCCTCTGCAAGTAGTAGCCCTATTGCTTCATCAGCAGGCAGGCAACAACTTGCAACGCTATTGTTGGGTCGTCAAACCACAGATGCAACCGCAACTGTACTGGCAAGCAACACATCTGCCGCATCTACAACCAACCAAGTCATTCTACCCAACAACAGCGCCTACACATTCCAAGGCACTGTCATTGCAGCAAGAACTGCGGCTGGCGACACTTCCTCATGGAAGTTTGAGGGTGCAATCAAGCGCGGCGCTAACGCTGCATCCACTACTTTAGTTGCGGCTGTGACTCCAATTGTTATCGCACAGGACGTTGGCGCTGTTACGTGGGCCGTTGCTGTTACGGCTGACACCACCAACGGCGGCATTGCAGTAACTGTTACTGGCGCAGCAGCAACCACAATCCGCTGGGTGTGCAAAATCGAAACAACTGAGGTGACCTTCTAATGGCTCTGAAAATCTCTATCCCCACAAGCAACGTAGGCGTTCCTTTCACAGACGCATACGCCCGTATCACCAACATCTTTGGCAACAAAGATCAGATGCAATACCAAGTGTCAGTGTCTGCCAATGCCGATGCTCGTGAAGCAAACGCACAGGAAGTGGCACAACACGCTTTCTACTGCGCTACCCCACAAGGTAACTTGATGGACGGTCTGTATGCTGACCTGAAGCTGCAAGTCGGCTTTGAGGACGCTCAAGACTGTTAAGTATGAAAATAGCCGTCTACGCCATCAGCAAAAACGAAGCGCATTTTGTCAAAAGATTTTGTGCTTCAGCCAAAGATGCTGATTTGATTGTCATTGCCGACACTGGCTCAACTGACGACACGGTTCAGTTGGCGATGAACGCTGGCGCTAGAGTGTTTGAGATATGCGTAAAGCCTTGGCGTTTTGACAAAGCCAGAGATGCTGCCCTTGCCTTGCTGCCGCCTGACATTGACATCTGCATCTCGCTAGACCTAGACGAAGTGCTAGAACCGGGATGGCGAAAAGAGATTGAACGTGTATGGGCAACAGATACAACCCGTCTGCGCTACAAGTTCGATTGGAGCAACGGGGTCGTGTTCTACAGCGAGAAAATACACCATCGCTACGGCTACCATTGGCATCATCCAATCCATGAGTACATCCGGGCTGACAACAGAATCCCCGAGGTGTACGCACACACGGATATGCTGCTTGTCAGCCACCATCCTGACGAAACAAAGTCACGAAGCCAGTATCTGCCGTTGCTTGAGTTAGCGGTCAAAGAAGACCCGCATTGCCACCGAAATGCTTTTTATTACGCTAGGGAGTTGACTTTTTACGCGCAGTGGAAAGAAGCTATTCCAGCACTTAAAAAATATTTGGCTATGCCCCAAGCCAGTTGGAGCCATGAGCGATGCTATGCCATGCGGCTGTTAGGTAAGTCACATGAAAGTCTAGGCGAGATTAAAGAGGCTGCGAAGTGGTATCAAGGCGCTTGCCTTGAAGAATCTAATACCCGCGAGCCGTGGGTGGATTACGCCATGTTTTGCTATAACATTCATGATTGGGAAACCTGCTATTTTGCAGCCAACAGAGCGTTAAAAATCACAGAAAAGCTAGAGGTTTACACAATGGACCCGGCTGCGTGGACTGACAAGCCACACGATCTTTGTAGCATTGCTGCTTGGCATTTGGGTTACAAAGACAAGGCAAGACAAGAATTGGACGAGGCTTTAAAATTCAAGCCCAAAGACCCCAGACTACTTGCCAATAAGGAATGGATGAAATGAGCACGATTAACGCTACTGAGGCGAGGCTATCCACCCACGAAGAAGTCTGTGCTATTCGTTACGAGCAGATCAATGCACGATTAAAGCGCATTGAGGGCATCATGATGAAGACTGCTGGCCTAATGATTGCGTCAATGGCTGGCACGATCTTTTCTGCCGTTTGGATACTAAAATGAGAGAGTTTGCCGAGGCTCTTGTCGCGGCAATTTTGATTGTTTGTATTGTTATTTGGACCGTTAAAGTTGTTGTTGAGGTATTGCGATGATTGCAGAAATTGCTGCCGCCAATGCTGCTTTTGCGGTTATCAAAGCTGCTCTTGCCAATGGCAAGGAGTTGCACCAGCTTGGGTCAAGAGTCTTTGACTACTTTGACAACAAGGCGGCAATCCAAGAAAAGGCCACCAAGAAAGGTGGCGGCTCCGACATGGAAGAATTCATGGCGTTGGAGCGACTCAGGCAGCAGGAAGAAGAATTGCGTGAGCGTATGGTCTACGCTGGTCGTCCGGGCATGTGGGACGATTGGGTTAAGTTCCAAGCCGCCGCTGCTCGTAAACGCAGAGAAGCAAAAGAAGCTGCTGCCCGTGAAGCACTTAGACGGCAAGAAAAACTGGCAAGGCTGACTGAATATATCGTCATTGGCATAGCAGCATTTATTCTTGCTGGTTTGATCGTTTACGGCATCGTCTTGTACATGCTGCACTTGAGATGAGTGACGAGAAACTAAACGCCAATACAACCCTAGACAAAGTTCTCGGGTATGTGGACTCGCCTTTTAAGTTGTTTGCCATCCTTATCATGGGCATTGTGGCTTTTGCTGGTTACTTCATGTGGCAGAACCAAGAGTTCATGTTTGATGCCTACAAAGAATCCAAGAAGCTGCCCGAGATCAACACAGGCCGTGCCGATGACGCCAGTGCAATGCTGTTCAAGAAGACCGGTGCTACGGTGGTAGCCATCTTCAAGGTTAACCCTTTGTTTAACAGCCGTGTGCTGTACAAGGCATACACCAAAGATGGCAGGGATAAAACCATTGAGGACATTGATGTTGGCCTGTTCAGCCAGAACTCAGCCAACAATGCCGATGTAATCAAGTTGATGACCAATGAGATTCCTTGCTCTGAGTATCGATATGCTCAGTCTGAGGTTGGGCTGTGGTACATCGAAAAGGGCGTTGGGTTTACTTGCCGGGTAAGTGTCCCACCAGACAGCCACAGGTTTGTTGGGCAGATTACTGTTGGCTGGACACAGCAGCCTGAGAACCTTGAGCAGATTAAATTCATGCTGGAGATCGCCAGCGCAATGTTAACCAAGAGAGGTAACTGATGTTTCCATTAACCGCATTACTTGAAGTGGGTGGCAAGCTGATTGACAAGCTAGTGCCCGATCCAGAAGCCAAAGCCAAAGCACAAATGGAGTTGGCAAAGATGGCGCAAGACGGTGAGTTGGCAAAGATGGCTAACGACACCAAGCTATTTGAGGTGGAGCAAACAAGCATCACAGACCGTTGGAAAGCAGACATGGGGTCTGACTCTTGGCTGTCCAAGAATATTCGCCCTATGGCCCTTATAGCCATCTTTGTGGCCTATTTCATTTTTACTGCAATGTCTGCCTTTGGGTACAACGCTCAAGAATCCTATGTTCAGCTTTTGGGCCAATGGGGGCAGATTATCTTTTTGGCATATTTTGGTGGCCGAACTGTTGAAAAACTTGCAGACATGAAAGGTAAAAAGTGATTTACAAAGATAGAAATTGCTTGTTTTGCAATTCTTTGTTCAGCCCAAAATCTTCTAAAGAAAAATGGTGCTCCAACAATTGTAGATTTCAATCCCACATCCCAAAAAATTTGAGTGCAAATAAATGCTGGAATTGGGATGGGGCTGTTTTTAAGCAAACAGGATATGGGCAATTTGGTTCTGCAAAATCTGGTGTTTTTACGGCGCATCGTTATTCATATCAACTTTTTAATGGGCAAATTCCAGAAGGAAAGTTTGTTTGCCATTCATGCGACAACAGGCTTTGTTTTAATCCAAGACATTTGTGGCTTGGAACTCCAAAAGAAAATTCTGAAGACATGGTAAAAAAAGGCCGATGGCTTGGCAAAAGAATTGAAAAGGATTCAAAGTGATTACTGCTGAACAACTCAAAGAACTGCACATTGATGACGATTGGCTGGAGCCTTTGAACGAGGCTATGCAACGCTATGAAATCAACACTCCCTTGCGGATGGCTGCTTTCATTGGTCAATGTGCCCATGAGTCTGGCAACTTTAAGACCCTGCAAGAGAACCTGAACTACTCAGCGGAAGCCTTGTGCCGGGTTTGGCCGAGCCGATTCCCTAATCTTGAGGCAGCACAGCCGTATCACCGCAATCCCGACAAGATCGCAAACAAGGTATACGGTGGTCGAATGGGGAACGGCACTGAAGAAACTGAGGAAGGCAGCTTGTACAAGGGCAGAGGCCTGATCCAATTGACCGGCAAGGACAACTACACTTTGTGCGGCGATGCCTTGAACGAGGACTTTATTCATTCACCCGACCTGATTCTGTCCCCTAAGTATGCAGCACTGTCAGCCGCGTGGTTCTGGAATAAGCGAGGTCTGAATAAAGAGGCAGACGCAAAAGATTACACCGCAATGACCAAGAAGATCAATGGCGGTTTTATAGGTTTGGATGACCGTATCAAGCACATCAATCATGTGCTGGAAGTTTTGTCTTGATATTGCAACTCAAGCAGCAACTCTAGGTAATGAATGGCCTTGAGGATGTCAGCAGCGCCATTCTTTTCTTTGTGGCGGGTGACGTATTTGATGACGTTACCTTCACAAAACCCTAGATTGTTGGCATGGATGTAGACAATGGGCTGGATGCCTTTGTCTTTGTAATGACTGCCTGATACTTGCTTGTCAAGAGCAGAAGTAGTAAGGTCAAAAATCATCACGCTTCCTTAACAAACACGCCATTCTCATTCATGTAGCCTTTGCGTGGCTCAATGACTTTGTAGGCGTTGTAGAAGCACTGACGCACATCCAAGTCCGTCAATACACCTACGTTAACCAGCGTGACCATCACATCACCAATGGCGTCTGCAATCTCTGCTTTGTCATCCTTGGCAATGGCAATCAGCAACTCGCAAGCCTCCTCAACGGTTTTGCTTGCTTGGCCTAGTGCTGTGCCATTTTTGTAAATGCCACGAGCTTCAGCCCATTGCATAACAGCAAACTCTGTGCTGCTAAACGATTGTGTTTCTTTCATGTTTTTCCTTGTAGGTGGGGTACTCGCTGCACTGACTTCCCAGAGATCATCCTGCACCGCCTAGAACAATGACTCGCCAGCATCCGCTTTCCCCCGTTAATCAGAAGCAGTTGGTTGTGCAGTTATTGCCAACACAGCATGTCGTACACATCACGGTTTTGCCGTTCACAAAATATGTGTGTGTCGTGCAAGAGGCCCAAGTCATTGTGGCAAGGGTTGCAAGGTAAACACCAATAAGAGCTTTTTTCATGTTATCTCCAATTTAAAAAGGAATGTCGTAATCCATGTCGCCAAATCCTGATGGCGATGATTTTTGTTGAGGTTGTTGTTTTTCACGTTGCGGCGCACTTTCTTTGCGCCCACCTTGCAATGCAACGTCATTAACTCGAACGTCTGTACTGAGCCGTTCTTGGCCGTTTTTATCGGTGTACTTGCGCTGGCTTACACTGCCTGTAATGGTCACAGATTGACCCTTAACAAGATACTGTGCCAGTGATTCTGCTCGTTTGCCAAATAATTGGCAATTCCACCAAATAGCGTCTTTGTCTTTGCCTTGACTATCGGCAACAGAAAAGTTTGCAACCGGATCGCCATTAGGCAAAAACCGAACTTCAGCATCTTTGCCAAGCTGTCCAGCAACTATCAGATTATTCATAGATTTCCTTCATGCTCTTGCGAGATTTGTTTGATGATTTGTTGATAAAACACGTTTGCCTCCTCTACTTTCTTTTTTATCTTGTCTTCAAGCGCCTTGTCACGCTTGTAAAGAACTCTTGTAACCCGTAATTCGGGTGCAATGTGGTCAACATTGTGGATGGCTGGATTTTCGTAACCGATCAAATGTGCCGGCGTGGACACAAGGCAATAATCAATTTCAAATTCATCCATGTCCCACAGCATCATGTAGGCTCGCCCTTGCCATTCATAAGTTTTGTCTTCACCTTGATATGCCAGCACAGGAAACGTAGACAATGACCACGATGATTTGATGTCGTGAATTCTGTTGTCGCCAACAATGTCGCATTCACCAGTAATCCAGTCATTTGTCTTGCGCTCTGTGTTCTTTGCAAAGTTTTTGAACAACACAGAATTAAGCAATTCAATCGATTGATCTTCAACCTCAAGACCTTTGGTCATGTACTTTGAGGTGATGATTTCGTCATAACCGTAGATAAATTCTTTGGCCTGTTTGATGATGGCTGTTTTAGCCCCGACAGACAAAGTTTCAACTGAACCTTTGCCATCGGTCATTATTTCCGCAAGGGATGATGCTCTGAATTTAAGCATTTGCCAAAGCCTGTACCAAAGCAGCTTCTTGTTCTGCGGTCAAAGTAAAGGTGTCACGCAACTGCTCTACTGTGTAATTTTTTGCAAGTATCGTTTGCACAGCAGCATTAAAACGATTGTTTGTCAATGTTGGTTTTTTAACCTCTTGTGTTCCTTGGTCAGAATCGTTATCGCCTTCTGTAGGAATAGAGAACGCCATCAGCATCGCATATTTGTGCGCTGCCGACATTGCTTTGTTAGTTGCTTTGTCGCCTGAATCCATTGCTTCACCATAACTTTTTACGGTGTGCTTTGTTCCATCTTCACTTGAAACAAAATCAAATTCAGCTTCAACTGTAACGTAGTGCATTGTGCCGCCACTTTTTGTTTCAGCTACTCTAAGATCGCGTGAAATGATGCGAGGCAAAACACAAAGATTGTTCTCGGCAAGGATTGATGACAACACGTTGTAAACGTCATCAATAGATCGAAACTTGTAGCCTTGAGCTTGGTTTTTACGATCTTTGCCAATGCCTTGCTTTGCAAGTTCAGCTTGGACTTTATTGATTGCTTGATAGACTTTCATTGCACTCTCGTAATGGGTTGAGCCAAAAGCCAGTTGGAACCAAGCTGGTGAACAGATCGCGCCCACTTGCGCTGATAGCTACGGATTACTTCAGGGGAAGCATCGTAAGTCTGGAAGATGCGCCGTGCATGGCGTAAAAGTGTGATGTTCATGTGAACTCCTGTCTTGTTGAGCCTCAATGTTATGACGCATCAAACAATAAATCATCGGGATAAACCCTAATAGACAACCGGGTCAACAATGATAACCTTCTTGGCATGAACACACATGAACAACATGAACGCATGGCAGTCGAGCCGTTGGTAGACTATGCGACCTCGCTGGTTTTGCAATACACAAACCCAGAAGACTTTGAGGCAGCATGTGTAGCTGTTCTCTGCCGAGCTATTGAATCAATCGCAAAAAAGGAAATGGAAATATGCTACAAGAAAAACAGTTCTATCTGAAGTGCCTCCAAACCGGCCCAATAAGCCAACGCAATCTTGCCAACAGGCTTTCAATTCGGTTCAGCACTTCACCAGCAGCAGTCAAAGATGCTTTGCTGGCCGAAGGACTTATTGAGTTGTCTCACAGCAAGCGCGAAGGCGAGACACAAAAAATCAATCATTACTACAAACTGACAGACAAAAAAATTAAACATGTTGAAGTCAAAGAAAAGCCGGTTGTGTTAGACACTTGGGAAGACGGCACACCAAAGTCAAAGGGCAACGCTTTTGACCTGTCGGTATCTAGCAAGAGCATGTTTAACAAAAGTGAGATTGCCCGGATGACGCAAAAGTATCATCAGAACAAGCCAATCACGCTTTACAGCCGCGCTTGAGTGGTGGTATAGTTGTTTGAAACATGGCTAGGGTAGCTCCTGAAAAGACGATTCGTTACCGTCCTGCCAATGTTTCTTTCAGTAACGATGACCGATAACGTGAGGTAAATGATGCTTTTACAGCCAAAGAATTGGGCCGTCTTTCAACACTACAAAGACCGCTGCCCACCGTGGATCAAACTCCACCGCGACCTATTAAATGACCGTGTTTTTATGTGCTTGCCACTTGCTAGCAAGGCGCTTGCACCTTTGCTTTGGTTGCTAGCATCTGAGTCCAAAGACGGCATTTTTGATGGCTCACTGGATGAGCTAGTGTTTCGGTTGCACATCACACCTAAAGACTATCAAGATGGCGTTAAGCCGTTGATTGATAAAGGTTTTTTTGTTGTTGCTAGTGGAGTGCTAGCAGAGTGCTATCAAGATGCTATCCCAGAGACAGAGAGAGAGGGAGAGAGAGAGACAGAGAAGAAGCAGAAAAGCAATCGCGGTTCGCGCTTGCCAGTAGACTTTGTTTTGCCAGAAGACTGGATTTCTTTTTGTCAAGCAGAACGTAAGGATTTGGCCCCGGCAAAAGTCTTTGCAGAGTTCAAAGATTACTGGTGTGCTTTGCCAGCAGGTAAGGGCACTAAGGTTGATTGGACAATGACATGGCGAAATTGGGTGCGCCGCCAATCGGCTCCCAAACAATCCTTTGCCCAACAAGCTGCTGACGTTGCCCGAACAACAGTCCCTGCTCAACACACTGGCCCTGACCCTGTGCTGCTCAAAATTGAGGCAGACCGTCAAAAGGCCGCGCCAATGCCTGCCCACATTCGTCAACAAATCAACTCTGTCTTAAGAAAAGTCTAGGGTAACCACCAATGACAAACACAACAATGTTATAGACAATAAAAATTAAACATTATTTAAAGGAATTTTATGAGAACCAATCCAAACAATGATATGTTTTTGGAAGCAAACTCTTTTAAAGTAAATGGAGTTGAAATTCACAATTACGTTCAGCAAGTAAGCAGCGCCGAAACTTGTCGAAATCAAAAAGCTGCTGGCGCAAGGATATTGGCTGAAATTTTTGATATGCCAATGCGAGTTCTTGATTTTGGCGGAGGCAAGTATTCTGAAGCGCAAGAATATTTGAAATCTTTGGGTGCTGTTTGTGAAGTGTATGACCCATACAATAGAACAAGAGAAGAAAACATTCGTGTTTTAAGCCAAAAATATGATTTGATGATGTGCAACAACGTCTTGAATGTTTTGACAGATGATGTCTTGTTAAATGTCATTTTGGATATGAAAAAAGTTGCTGAATTATGTGATGTCAAAAAAATTATTGTTACTGTTTACGAACGTGACAAATCTGGAGTTGGTTGCTACACAGGCAATGAAAGTTATCAACGGAATGAAAAAACATCTGTGTATGTTGACAAATTGCGTTGCTTCTTAGGTGTTTCATTTCACAAAAAAGCATTGGTGGTTCATGTATGAGCAGAATTGTTTGTTGGTTTAGTTGTGGCGCTGCTTCTGCTGTTGCAACAAAATTGGCTTTAGCGGAAAACGCAGGGAAACTGCCAGTTGTTATTGCTTACACTGAAGTTCTTGAAGAACATCCAGACAATAAAAGGTTTTTGGCCGATTGTGAAAAATGGTTTGGACAAGAAATTGTCATTCTTGGCAATGATCGTTATCAACGCTCAATTTTTGAAACTTTTAAAACCAGTGCAATGAACATAAAAGGTTCAGCGCCATGCACTCAGAAGTTAAAAAAGCAAGTACGCATCAAATTTGAACAAGTCAACGACAGACAAGTTTTTGGATACACCGTTGAAGAACAGCAGCGTTACGACAGGTTTATTGATGTCAATAACGATGTCGATATTTGGGTTCCTTTAATTGATAAAGGATTGACCAAAGAAGACTGTCTTGGGATGATAAAAAAAGCTGGCATTGAATTGCCAATGATGTATCAGCTTGGTTATCACAACAACAATTGCATTGGATGCGTTAAGGGTGGCATGGGATACTGGAACAAAATTAAAGTTGATTTTCCCGAGCAATTCCAAAGAATGGCAAATCTTGAGAGATTTAAAAAACAAACAATTTTGAAAGATCGTTACCTTGATGAATTGAAATCAACAGACGGCAATTATCCAGCAGAGCCAAACATTGAATGTTCTATTTTTTGTCAAATGGCAGAACAAGATTACCAAAAATAAGGTAAATAACATGACAAGAACTTACGCACTCAAACGCCTGCTTGAACACGGTGAACTGTCGGCCAAAGAAATGTACGAAATCACTGGCTGGACTCAGAAACAAGTCTGGGCAACCATCCAGCGCTTGCAAATGACTGATGTTGTTCGCAAATACCCAAAAATGAAATGGGGCTTGATTGCCCTGAACCCTTACCCATGAACAGACGAGCAGTAAGCGACCAAGGCGACAGATACCGAATTGAGCTTGGCGAGGCAAGAGTTCTGTACAGGACTTACGAATCAACAGGCCAAAAAGTGCTGACACCTGTTCGCATCGAATGGTTAGAAAGAAAGTACGGCACAGGTTCTGTTGCCCGGATTAAGTCTTACATGCAAAAACTAGCAAAAGGAGAATTGGAATGAACTGGCCTTTCCCACCCGCTACCGGTCCAGTCCCGTGGACCAACAAGCAAAAGCAAGCCTATGCCAAGCAACAGCGTGAACAAGCTGGCGAGGCTCCGCTATGAGTGATAACTTAGGCGGGGCATATAACCCTAAAAAACAAGCTGTTAGCGCACAGTCAGAAGAATATTTGACAAAAAAAGCATGGAATGGAAAAAAGAAAACTTGCTGGCAATGTCAAAAAGACAAAACAACTTTTGGTGGGCATCAAAAAATTACAAGCGGTTTTTACAAATTTGTTTGTAAAGATTGTTGCGAAGCAAATTTACAAAAAAAGAAGGATGCGGCATGAGGTACGCTGCCCGAGTAGACGCCAATCAGACACAAGTCGTGTCAGCATTGAGGGCAGCAGGTGCTTACGTCTGGGTCATTGGCCTACCTGTTGACCTTTTGGTTGGCTTTAACGGCCAGACATACCTCGTTGAGATTAAAGATGGCCCTAAAAAGGCTTTAACGAGGCTACAGCAAGACTTTTTTGGAAATTGGATAGGTGGTAGCCTGCACCGCATTGACGGCCCTGATGACGCTTTACGCATGATTGGTGTGCTATGACGCCAGACATGAAAAGCCGAGATCAGGAGAAGCTGTACCACGCAATCATCAATCAGATTGCCAAACAAGCAAAGTTGCACGGTAGCCGTTGGACAGCAGAGTCTTGGAAGCGATATTTGATTGATCAGTGGGCGCACGAAAACAATGAAATGGCCGCTGTCAGCAAGATCATGCCAAGCATTGACGGTTTGAGGGTGGTCCAGCTAGGTCTGCAAAGCCGCAGGTTTACCAAAGAACAAGCCATCAGTTTTACCGAGTGGTTGATGTATTGGGCAACAACTAATGGGGTGACGCTTGAAGAACGCCGAGAAGAAACATAAGGAAGCCGTGGCAAGCCTTGGCTGTGCGTTGTGCCATCACTTGTACGGGGAGCATGACCCGGCTCCTGTGGAATTGCATCACCTGAGAGCAGGGGGGTGGGGTCGTGGCAACTACCTGACTTTGATGGGCCTATGTTATGAGCATCATCGTGGCAATAAGGGTATTCACGGATTGGGAACAAGAGGATTTGTGGAATATTATGGAATCACTCAGCAAGAACTGCTTGAGTGGACACTAAACAAGATAGGACAAACATGAACTACGCAGCAATTGCCGCAGCAATGCAAGCAGAGATTGACAACCCTAAAAAGCTGTACATGCCCAGCAGCCCCGGTTGCTTTGTGCGCGACAGGCTGTTCAAGGATTGCCATTGGGAAGAAGCCACATGGTTCTGGTCGCACTATTGCAGTGGTGGCTTTATTGGCCCAGAGTTGAAAGACCTGTACATCAAGCTGGAAGCCTTGGCATCAAAAGAATCTATGCCCGATTGGGGCACAAGGGGAACATGATGACTTGGTGGATGTGGCTTATCGGCATTGCTCACACAGCCGTTTATGTCTGGGCGTTTTGGAGAACATATGAAAAGCATCACAGAGTTAGCTAAAGCAGTTGGCTATCCCATGTTGGTTTTTATGGGTACACCCTACGTATCTCCAGAACTAAGGCGTCTGGTAGAGGCCGCAGTCGCGCAGGAGCGTGAAGAAATCATTGATCTGGTCCCAACTTACGGTGGATCAGTACAACTTGAAGCAGCAATAAGAGCAAGGAGTCAAGCATGAGCCGAGAAGAACATCTTTTGGAATTGCAAATGGCTCTGCATGATGACTTTCTTGCACGAAAAAAAGCGTGGTGGGAATGGCATCAAAAAAACCCAGAAGTCTGGATGATGTTTGAGCGCTTTAGTTTTGATGCTGTCAATCGTGGAAGAAAGAAAATTAGTCATTGGCTAATTATCAATCGCATTCGTTGGGAGACAGCTATTCTCACAACAGGTAGCGATTTCAAAATTAGCAACGACTATATTGCTTTTTATGCCCGTCTGTGGAAAGCCAAATACCCCATGCACGCAGACCTGTTTAACACCAAAACAATGATTGGCGAAGATGATTGTTCTTAAAGAGCAAAAGATTGCCAGAAACCCTGTTGCAAAGGCTGTAGCAGCGCAGCAATTAAAGAAGCGTATGCTTGATCAGCGCATTCAACTGTTAATGCTGGACAATGGCGAAGACGCAAGAGCGCAGATAATGCCAATATCTGACGCAGTTTTTATTATGGCCTATGCTTTTGAATTGATGGGCAAAGAAGAATCCATTGAACATAGAAAGCTGCGGTCTGCCATGCTGGTGCTGGTTGCTTGTTCAGAGCGAAAGTTTATCTGGCACACAGCAGACGCAATTACCATTGATAACGCAATCGACATCTGCGTTACAGAGTGGACCAAAGTGCCATCTGCTACTTTGCAAAAGGCAATGAACTACATCTTGGGTACAATGAAATAAAGGAACTGAGCCATGAAATTCACCATCAACGAAGCTAAGTCAGACATCATCAGCGACTATGCCGTGTGCCTATTGCATGGGGTGACAGCCGCCCACATCCACCACTGGAACACCGACAGCTACGCCCAGCATCAAGCCCTTGGTGAGTTCTATGACAAGCTGTCTGATCTGGCCGATACGTTTGTCGAGGCGGTCCTTCTGGAAAAAGGCAAAATAATTTCCAGCGACAAGGCACTTTTTCTGGGGGAAAATGGTCTGGAGCTTGTGAAATACGTCTACGCAGAAACGTACAAATACCGCTACGCTCCCGGCTTTACGCAACTGAGCGAAGTGCAAAACATCGTGGACGAAATCGCCGCTTTGTGCCGCCACACCGAATTCTTGCTGAACCGTCTGTCCTGATATGCCACTTGTCAAGAAACAATCAGGATGGTTTTGGGGTTCGCAAGGACCGTTTGACACTAAGGCAAAAGCTCTGGCAGTTTCCAGAGCCGCCTATGCTTCTGGCTATAAACATCAGAAGTCTGACGTAATTTCCTATAGGGTTGACGAAAACTTTTGGAAATCGCCAAATGCTTTGGTAAAAAAATAAGTAACAGCAAAGAAAATGTTTTTATAATTTTCCAGCAGTTGCCAAAAAAGTGGAAATTTTGCCTTGCTAGTCGAGGCATTTTTTTTCTTCCAAATTTTTTTTCCGAAATGCGTAGTTGGGTAATGAAGTTTTTTGGCTATATATAAGCCATTTTATATATAAGCAAACGCATATATAAGTCAAATTATATATAAGCATATAAGCAACCGCGCAACTCCCTTTAAAATCAGGCACTTAGCGCAGGGTTTTAAGATTTTGCGTTAGGCTATCGCCTGCCGTGCTGCGCTGCCGCTGCCCCGTTATCCCTGCGGCTTGAAACCCTGCCGCCTGCCGTGCCTGCCTCTATGCTTTGCCGCGCTGCCTGCCGTTTTCACGGCCTGCCGCCTGCCGTGTCCCTGCCGCTTTGCCTGCCCTGCCTGCTGCGCTTTGCACAGTCTAGCGGGCAGCTTTCACGCTGCCGCCATGCTTGCACCCTGCCGCCCACAATCGCCCGTTATGGGCCATAAATGCAAAAGCCCTAGGGCGTGGCATGGCGTAAACCTGCCGCCCCCTAGGGCGTGTCGCTTTCACGGGTAAGCGGGAACCGTTGACGCAAGAAAAAAGCCCTAGGACGTTTCAGGCCGTAACCCGAAACCCCCTAGGGCTTGTCACTTTCGCGGCTTAGTGGGAACCGTTAGATTTTTTTGGCGAACGCCTCTAGCCGTTGACAGTAGCGGCGCAAGACCTGAAAGCAAGCGAGAAATTCGCTTTCAGTGGCGGGGGGCTTGCACTGCCTCATGTAAGCCCGTGATGCGCTCACGTGGCCTTCACGCTCAGAAAATGCCCCGATAGTCTTATCCCGTTCTACCTCATCAGGGAAAAAAAGCACGGGGACAAGTTGACCCGCCACGCTTTCAAGTCTTGCGTCAATTTTCATTTATGACCCCTTCGCCTTCATCACAAAAACTGCAACGGCGTAACCAAAAAAATACCTTCACCTCTTTGCACTCGCAGCAAGGCAGGCAAAAAATAGAATAAAAAGCGTGTTTCATGTTTCGCCCCTTTGCACCTTATCAATAGCTGCGGCGCGTGAAGGGGCGCGAACGTAAACGCAAGAAACTTCACCATCAAGCCATGCCCACACGCCCCACACATTAGACGGCAGGCCCCAATAAGCGCCGCCCTTATCGTAACCTTCACCGCCGCCCTGCCGCCTAGCGTGTAACCGCTTCACGCCTTCAAGGTTCGCGGGATTGTCGCCACGCCTGCCCATTGGGGAACCATAGCGGCTTGAAACTTCGGGGAAGGGGTTAAATTGTCTTTTCATGCTTCGCACTCCCCATAAGCGGATTCAATAGCGCGGCCTGAATGAGCGCAGAAAAGCGGTTCGCCTTCCCAATGAACGAAAACCTCTACCGCGCACCATTCGCTGCCGCTTTCGCGCCTTATGAGGCGGTAATTTTCCCGCGCTGCCTGCGCGTCAATTACCTCACCGTCACTCATAAGCAAAGCGCAGGGGTAAAGCCCCGGCCATGCCACGCCGTTAGAACGTATAAAAGCCTGCAAGTTTTCTTTTTTCATGGTGTACCCCTTAAAAGCAAGCGTAAACAAAGCCGCTAGACGTTTCACCGACAAGCTGCGTGTTTTCTTCAAGATACTCGCGCACGGCCTCTATAACCTCTTCGTCCGTGGGTTCTTCACTATCGCAAGATATGGGGTAAGTATTGAAAATATCTGCGGCGCTTTCTTCGGAATACTCGCAGCAAAGCGCGATGACGTCTAACTCTATTTCTTCGCCCGTGCTTTCTTCGTACTCTTCAAGATAGTTGAAAAGCAAGCCTAGCGCCTCATGGCTGAAGTTATCCGGGCGGCACTCTTCAAAAGCGCGGCGAAAGTCATAAAAAGAAATAGTGGTTTTCATTGTCTTTTCTTTCAGTGTTGGTTAGTAGGTCAAAATATCAAAGTAAGCAAGGGCAAGCCCACAAAGGACAAGACCCACGCCTACCGCCGTAAGAACGTCAAGAATGGTGTTTTTCATGTTGTCGCTTTCAATGTACGGTTACCGCTTACAGATTTTGCAATAGCGCAAAACGATTTCCAATAGTCTCTAGCTGCCTCTCTAGTGTCGCAGCGCACCTTGTCAAAATAACCGTTATCGCAGCGCAGCTTTACTTCAATGTAACCGGATGGAAACAATACATCCCAAGTTACATATGCTTTTTTGAACGTCTTAATTTTCATCATGTACCTTTCATTGTGGGCTTGCACCGTGCTGCCCTGCCTAGAATTCTCTCTCTTATCCCCAAAAAATTATGCTAGGAAAAACCCTAAGTTTATGAAATAAAAACCCTAGGGGAAAAAAGTATTCATAATTGAGTCATGCCTACAATCCCCCGTCACCAGTGCGATGAATACCAGTGCAAAGCCCCTAGCGTGAAGGGTTCGCGCTACTGTGAAGCGCATACACCCACGAAAGCGCCCACGATAGAACGGCAGGCTTTCAACTCTCAATATAAAAGCGCGGTATGGCAAAGCATAAGGGCGCGTCAGCTTTCAAGCGAACCATTGTGCGCGGCTTGCAAGATAGAGGGGCGCATAACTGCCGCTTCTCATGTAGACCACGTTTTCCCGTGGGCAGCTATCGGGCCGCACGCCTTCACCCGAGCCTGCTCCTATACCAAAACGCACACTTTTAGTTCTTAAAAGCACACCCGGTAACGCTCAGGCATTACAATCTTGCGGCAGGCAGTAGCGGCCTTCAAACTCAGGCATTACAATGAAATCGCGCAAGAAACAAAACAATTACCGGGCAGGGCAGCGCTTGAGGCGGCAGGCAGGCGGCAGGGAAGGCAGGCAGGCAGGGCAGGCGCTAGGCTTGTAGCATGGCGAACGGGTAATCCTGCGCGGTGTAATCCCGTGGCGGGGCGGTGTAATGGCGGTACACCCCGCGCTTTTCAAGCCATGGTTTCTG